CCCACGGTGAGCAAGTGGGAGCTGGGCCAGCGGACTCCGGAGCTGGAGAGAGTTTTCCGCATGACGCTGATCTTCGGCGTCCCCATTGAGGAGATCGTCCAGCGGACGGAAAGCGCGTGAGAAGGGAGCGAAAAACATGACATTGGATGATATCGCCAGGATCCCCAAGGAGTACCTGACGGCGGCGCAGGTGGCGCCGATCTTAGGCTCCGACCCGCAGACCATCCGGATGCAGGCGCGGCTTCGGCCGGATCTGCTCCCCTTCCCTGCCGTGTGCCTGGGAAGCCGGGTGAAGATCCCCAAGGAGGCCTTCCTCCGGGTCATGCGGGGCCTATAATCACGTTACCATGGAAAGGAGGAAAAGACAATGGACAAGAAATGCCCTAATCTGTACCAAAGGGCAAGGCTGAGTACCGGAATGAGCCAAGAACGGGCAGCGGAGCTGCTTGGACTGTCGCCGGAAAGTCTGAAACAGTACGAGGGCGGAAAGACGGTGCCCAAGGACGAGACGGTGGCCAAGATGGTGGAGGCGTACCGCTGCCCATGGCTGGCGCTGGAGCACGCGCAGGCCACGGACACGCTGGGCGTGGTGCCGGAGGTGACGCCAAGGCCGTTGCCCATGGCGAGCATCGCCCTGAGGAACCGTCTGCAAGACGCGACGGGCCGGTTGGACGCCTTGCTCCGGATCGCGGAGGACGGCGTGATCGACGAGGCTGAGCGGCCGGAGTTCGACTCTATCGTGGTGGAGCTGCGGGAGACCATGGCGGCCATCTACCAGGTGATCTACTCAGGCGCAAAAAAAGAACGCCCCGAGGCTGGCACCTCAGAGCGTTCAAGGGATCGCGGATCTGTAAAATCCACTTTTGGGTACCTGGATTATAACACAGATCCGCAGCGGGTTGCAAGCCCCAATTTGTCCCGGAGAGGAGGTGTCTCTCTGTGACTGGCTGGACGCTGTTTTTTACGGTGCTGGGCGTGGTGACTTTGGCCACCATCCCGATGCGGATTTTGGAGCGGATCGACTGATAATGGGGGATCAATATGGCTTATGATCTGACGATGGGCGGCCTATATGCCGTCATTCCCGCCGGGGTCTTGTACGATGACAGGCTCCGGCCTGCCGCAAAGCTGCTGTACGGAGAGATCGTGCGGTTGGCGCAGAGCAGCGGATACTGCTACGCCACCAACAAGCAGCTGATGGGCGTCTGCAATTTGACGGACAAGTCCGTCTCGGAGTTGGTAAGCCAGCTCCGGGACTGCGGACACATCCGGGTGGAGATGATCCGGCGTTTCGGCGCCTCCGGAGATGTGGTTCAGAGGCGGATTTTTCTGGGGCAAATTCTGGCAAAAAATGGACCCCAAATCCATGGCGAGGAGGTCCAGGGAGGTATCCCGAAAAATACGGATACCTCCCCCGAAAAATCGGGAGAGGGTATCCCGAAAAATCCGGAGGAATATAAAGGTATTAAGAATACAAGTATATATCCCCCTATAATCCCCCAAAAGGGGATGCGTGTGAAAACACGAAAAAGCAAGTCAACACCGGCATGGATGCCGGATGCTTTTGAGGCCTTCTGGAACCTGTACCGGACCCGTGGCCGGGCCGAGGACCGGGTGGGCGCTGTCCAGGAGTGGGACAGGCTCAAGCCGGATGAGGCTCTCATCCAGACCATGACCCAGGCGTTGGAGACCCAGAGCAAGAGCGAGACCTGGCGGCGGGGTATCGGCATCCCTTACGCCTGCCGCTGGATCAAAAACGAGCGGTGGAAGGACACCGCACCGGAGCGGTCCGAATCGGACCAGGAGGCGGAGCCGCCCCGGCGGCGCTACGTGGGCAAGCGGATCATCGACGGCCAGGAGGTGGACGTGTATGAGTAATTTTGCCATCGTGGAGGCGGAGCAGGCGGTCCTTGGCTCCATGCTGATTGACAGCGGATGCGTCCGCCGGGTGGCGGCTATTCTGCGGGAATCGGATTTCTCCGTGGCCCTCAACCGGGAGCTGTACCGGGTGATCGTCACCATGGACCGGGACGGTCAGCCCATCGACGGCCTAACGGTCTGTGCGGAGGCGCTGCGGCAGAGCCTGGCGGAGGAGAAACCGCTGCGGAAGTATCTGGCCCAGCTAATGGAGATCACACCCACGGCATCCAATGTGGAGATGTACGCCGACATCGTGGCCCGGGCGGCCAGGCGGCGTGAGTTGAAAACGGCCCTTGAGGACGGACTGGCGGCTCTGGCGGACCAGACCCCAGAGGACGAGGTGCTTACTCAGCTGGACGCGGCTATGACGGCCAGCAGCCAGTGCCTGGAGAGTGAGCTGCTGGCTCCGAAGGAGCAGGTGGACGGATTTCTGGACTACCGGGCCAAGATCGACGAGGGCAATATCCCATACGTCCGAACAGGCATCAAGGCACTGGACAAGCTGCTGGGCGGCGGCATGGTGCAGGATGGATTGTACATCCTGGCGGGCCGCCCCGGTATGGGCAAGAGCGCCCTGGGCGTCAGCATTGCGGAGTATGTGGCCCAGACGGTGGGCAAGGTGGATTATTTCTCCCTGGAAATGTCCAGGGAGCAGATCATGGCAAGGCGGCTGTCCAGCCTGAGCAAGGTGGACAGCAAGCTGATCCTGATGGACACCCTGACGGCAGATGAGTACAAGCGGATGATCGAGGCCACTCGCAAGGTGGCAGCCACGCCGTTTTACTGCACCAACGGCCGCGCCAAAAGCGTCCAGCGGATCACGTCCATTGCTCGGGCGGGCCGGGACGTCAAGCTGGTGGTGGTTGACCATTTCGGCCTGATCCTCCGCCCCGGCAAGCGGCAGGATGCGGACGAGTCAAGAGAGATCGCCCACGCCCTCAAGCGGCTGGCCCAGTCCCTCAACCAGCCGGTGCTGTGTCTGGCACAGCTCAACCGGCAGAATGAGCAGAGGACGGACAAGCGGCCCACACTGGCGGACCTGCGGGCCACGGGCGCCATGGAGGAGGACGCTGACGGCGTGATCTTCGTTCACCGCCCGGACTATTACCAGGCGGACTACAAGCGGGAGCAAGGCGCACCTGAGCGGACGGAGGTTATTTTGGCAAAAAACCGCCACGGCAGCACCGGACGCCTGGACCTATCTTTTTGGCCGGAGACCAACACCTTTAACCCGGCCTATGTGGAGTGAAACATGGAAATCGGAGATATTTTGCATTTGGAACCGACGCTGGAGGCGACCAGCGGGCTGGGCACTGTAGGGCCGATTCGGTCGCGGGTGATCTACATCCACCCGGCGGGGCGGTACTACACGGTGGAGTTCTGCAATCCCATCACCGGAGAGCGGTGGCGGGAGGCCTTCTGGCCTGAGCTGGCGCCGCATTTTAAGGCCGCAGGCGCTGCGGTCTGAGGATCAAACCAAGGGGGAAAGGTGAAGTATGAGAGCGATCGCGATCATGAACAACAAGGGCGGCGTCGGCAAGACCGTCACCGCCATCAATCTGGCTGATATTTTAGCCAACGACTACAAGCAGCGGGTCGTGCTGGTGGACTGCGACGGACAAGCCAACCTGACCGGCTTTTTCCTGCCGGGGGAAGATATGGATGCCGTCACCACGGCGGACGTGCTGACCGGAGACTGTGAGCAGGTATGGAGCGACAACCTCATTCCTCTGGGAGAGCGCTTGCAGCTCCTGCCCAGCAGCTCCGGCCTGTACGATCTGGATCTCAGCGCCATCAAGGACGGCGTGGGCGCGCCGGAGCGGATGATCGGTTTCGTGTCCGCCGCCCGGGAGGACGACGACGTGGACTGGATGATCTTCGACTGCCCGCCGGGGTATACGCTGGCCAGCGTGGCGGCGCTTCTGTCTGTTGACGAGGTTTTGATCCCGGTCACGGCGGACAAGTTTTCCATCGACGGCGTACTGGCCGTGGCCCAGCAGGCCAGAAAGCTGACCAGCACCCGACCGGGGCTGCGTGTCCGGGCGCTGCTGACGCAGGTGCGCCGGTCCGACATTGTGACGGAGGCAGAAAATGTGCTGGAACGCATGCGGGTGGAGGTGTGCCGGGCCAAGATCCGGCGGACGGATAAGGTCCCGGAGAGCACGGTGACGCTGCTGCCACTGCGGCAGTACAGCCCCGGCAGTAGCGCCTGTCAGGACTATCGGGCGCTGGCCAGTGAACTGATGGAGGAGGTGCAGGGGTAATATGGCCGGGAAGAATTTTGATATTTCCAAATTTGCCGCCACGCTGAAACCGGTGTCCGAATCGGACCACACCGGCCCGGAGCAGATCGAGTACATCGACATCAGCCTGCTGGACGGAGACGAGCGGAATTTCTACCAGCTGACGGACATTGACGAGCTGGCGGACAACATCCAGATGTGCGGCTTGCAGCAGCCTATCCGGGTGCGGGCCGGTGAGGGCGGACGGTTCACCATCGTCAGCGGTCACCGGCGCCGGGCCGCCTTGGCTCAGCTTGTGGAAAAGGGACTGGATCAGTTCCGCCGGGTGCCCTGCATCCGGGAGACGGACGATGTCTCCCCGGCGCTTCAGGAGCTTCGTCTGATCTTCGCCAACAGCTCCACCCGCAAGCTCACCAGCGCGGAAATCGGCGAGCAGGCGGAGCGTGTGGAGGCGCTGCTGTATCAGCTCAAGGAGGACGGCTTTGAGTTCCCGGAGGGCCGGATGCGGGACGTGGTGGCAGCGGCCTGCAACACCCACGGCTCCAAGCTGGCCCGGATCAAGGTGATCCGGGAGCGGCTATTGAGCAACTTCCGCACGGAGTGGGAGCGTGGGTCCATTTCGGAGCAGGCCGCTTATGCGCTGGCTCAGTTTCCGGCGGATATGCAGGAGCGGATTTCCGGAGCATTTATTCGGCTGCCCAACGGCCCCAAGTTGGAGCGGCTGCTGAAACTCTACAAGGAGGACGGTTACCGCTGGGATCCCTGCCTGACCTGTCCGGACGGAAATGCGTGCAGGCGGGGAGACGTTTTCCTCCGGCATGATGCGGATGCCCTCGCTTATGAGACCTGCGGCGGTAAGACGTGCTGTCTGGATTGCCCCCATGCTACGGCTGAGTGTTACGTCTGCGACAATGCTTGCTCCAAGGCAAAGGCCAAGCGCAAAGAGAAACTGGACGCCAAGAAGGCGGACGCGGAGAAGGCTACTAAAAAACATCAGCGGAAACTTGAGCGGGAGATCCAGGCCAGAGCGGCCCGTCTGGCCAGAGCGGCGGACGCTGCCGAACTGCCGGACACTGCGACCGCCATCTGGTCCAGATACGGCGGTGGCTACACGGTGGGCAAACTGCGGAAGTTTGCCTCCGGGGATTTTCAGGGCGAACGCGTTTGGGTCAACGAGCTGGAGCCGGAGAATATCTACAACGTTGACAAGACGGCCAAGGCTCTGCACTGCTCCGCCGACTACATTGTGGGCCTGACGGAGGAGTTGACCCCTCCGACGCTGCCGGAGTGCCAGCTGATGATCTCCGGATGGATGCCCGGCAGCACCACCCCGGCGGAGCCGGGCGAGTTCGCGGTATATATCGATCTGGATGGAAAACTGGTCCCTCAATTTTTCCGCTGGACGGGGAGCCGTTGGGAGATGCGCACAGGCACCGTGCCCCAGATTCCCGTGGTTTGGTGGATGCGGCTGCCGCCTGTCCCGGCGGTAGAGAAAGGAGCAGAAAATGGTTAAAGTAACGGCAAAATTGCAAGGTGATAAGTGCCCGTGCAAGATTGATATGCGCGGGAATCCTGCACAGATCATCGTTGAGACTGCGTATATACTGCGAGGCATATATAAGGGCATTGACCTCAAGCAGGCCGCCTTTGCTCGACTCTTTGCAAGGAGCATCGAAAATATGGTGACTGACCCTAATTTTTGGGAGTCTGACGCCGTCAAAAATGCGGGGGTAGTGGACCTGGATGCAAAAAAGGCGGTGACAAATGAGCCGGTACACGGGGCGCGAGAAGCGCCGCAGCCGGGTCCTCCCGGTGCTGACTCTGGCGGCCGCCATGGCTGCCGTGATCCTGCTGGCGGTAGCGGCCAAGGGCGTGGCCCTATGACCGCGCCGCCGTGTCTGGCCTGCCCGGATCGCCGGATCGGATGCCACGATCCGGCGGTCTGCCCCAACTGGGCGGCCTATGATGAGATCCATAGGGCAGAGCTGGCGGCCAGGCCGTCCTACAGAGAGCGGGAGGACATGGTAGAGTATATCAAGGACAGGCGGCGACGCTATATGCCGGGCCGCTGGAAAAAAGGAGACAAATCATGCTGAATCATATCGTACTGATGGGCCGTCTGACCCGCGACCCGGAGCTCCGGCACACCGGAAACGGAACCGCCGTGGCGTCCTTCTCTCTGGCGGTTGACCGGGACTACAAGGGCCAGTCCGGCGAGAAGGAGACGGACTTCGTGGACATCGTGGCGTGGCGCTCCACGGCGGACTTCGTGAGCAAGTTTTTCACCAAGGGCCGCATGGCCGTGGTGGAGGGCCGCTTGCAGCTCCGGGACTGGAAGGACAAGGACGGAAACAACCGGCGCTCCGCCGAAGTGGTGGCGGAGCATGTGTATTTCGGAGACAGCAAGCGGTCCGAATCGGACACGCCGCCTGCGTCAGGGGACTTCCGGGAGATCCCGGAAGATGAGGAAGGAGAGCTGCCGTTTTGAGAGATCAAGAACTCGTAAATGCCTTAAGATGCGTTTCAACAGCAGGCGGGCCAATGGGCGACTGCAAGAAATGTCCGTTTTACAAAACGGAGCCGGTCCCGGAAGATCTGGCGGGAAAAGTCAATTTGACGGAGTGGCTCTCCTGCGATGTTGACGCGGTGGGGCTTGCCGCAGCCGACCGGATCGCCAACCAGAGCACCCACATCGCGGCGCTCCAGCAGGAGATTGAGAAGCTGCGGGGGCAGAACGAGCAACTGCGGGAAGCGGCTGCGCTGGTGACCAAGGAGAGCGCGGAGCTGCTTGAACGGCGGTGGATCCCGGTGACGGAGCGGCTGCCGGAGGATCGTAGCGATGTCCTTGTTGTCGCGTATTGGCACGAAAGATGGGGTGTCTATATGGGCTGGTGCGCTCCTGAAAGGGTGGCATGGTCTGTCCATATCGGCATTGGGGACAGATCCGATATCGCCGTCACGCACTGGATGCCGCTACCGGAACCGCTGGAGATGAAATGATGGA